TAATAATACTAAGACACTTTTTGATATGTGCTCGGCATACTTTAGGAGTAGATGATCGGACTGCCTCAATACCCTGAATCTTGAGTTGTGGTTCAGAGAATTGAACACCCTCAATATTCCAGGCATTTAGAATATACATCTTGGCGGCTTTCCAGATGCCCTTGTCAGCAATAGTTTCACGCTTCATAAACATCTTTTTATCATAGGAGTGCATGTAGTCTGCTAGATCGTCAAATGCTTTTTTAATAACATTCTGAATCTTAGTATTACAGAACTTATCAAGTGCATCCACAATCTTTAGAGGATCTTTTACACCAAGTAGATTGACTAGTGGTTCCATATTGATATAAAGTGAGTCCGTATCAGATGCAATCACATAGTCGACTGATTTAGTTTTCAGAACTGTATTCATGTACTCATTGATGTATCGTTCCGCCCACTGAATTGTGAGCTGACCAGATGAAGTAATAGCCTCAGCCATATCAAAATCGAACCAACGGAAGTATGGATTTGATAGAGCGCCGTAGAAGCTGTTGAGTTGGATCTTTTTTGCAAGCTGTAGATTGTGATATCGTGCTACTTCATTTGAAAACACTTTACGCTCCAAAGACTCTGTAGGAAGAGACTCTAGTTTCTTTTTGGCTTCAAGCATTTTTGTCTTATAGTTTGCACGATCATTGAACATCTTTTCCATGAGTGCTGATGCAAAGCCTTGCTTTTGCTTTGTGAACTTTACACCATTTGCAGCATAGGAATAACCATGATCTTCTACCACCGCATATCCATCAATCAGTGACTTGAGAGCAGGCCAATATTGTTCACGCCCAACTTTAGTCTCTGGTGAGATATTATAGTGCATGATAAGATGTGGATAGAGTGAAGTCAAGTCAAATGAAACCACCCAGCGATACATACCGGGTTTGACTTCCTTGACGTGACCACCCATAAGATGATCGTCAGTTGTTTTTTTAGTAAACTGAGGGACCACAATGCATCTATCAAGAAGATAGTTGTGCACGATAATATCCCAAGGCTTTACAGTTGTCATAGTATCAACATAGTTGACCTTAGCATCATAAGCAAATGCCATGACAAGTTCAATAAAGCCAAGTTTTTCCTCAAAGCGGTCAATAAGTGCTACGTCTTGGATATTGTAGTCGAAAAACAGTTCTGGATTCCGTTGATATAGATCCTCTAGGGATTCATAACCCATGGACTTATAGTCTACCTTGCGTTCACCAAGAACTACCTCGGCAATATTATCAAGCTTGTAACTTTCCTCATTACCAAACGAGAACTTCTTGTAGAGTTGTAGATAGTCTAGAACATTGATACCAGAAGGTGTGTATGTAGTATTTTCTTTACCGTGAGTAACAATCTTACGCTCTTCAAGGAAGCCCCATGGAGAGAGTTTTTTGGCTTGTTCCTTACCTAGGACATTTGTGATTCGATTGACAAGATATGGAATATCAAAGAACTCAATATTCCAACCAGTAAGAACATCAGGTAGGAATCTACCGGACTGCCACACTTGTAGAAACTTATCAAGTAATTCCCATTCGTCTTTACAATGAACATAAGTGATCTTGTCAGACTTAGGCTTATATGACTTCAGACCAAAGACCACCATTTCACCACGTCGAGAGATAGTGATGGCAGTGATTTCCTTATCGGCTGTTTCGATATTTGGAAATGAGCCATCACTCCTCGTTTCGATATCAAGTGAGATAATATTGATCTTGGATGAATCGTAGTTTAGTTCACCACGGAACTTATCATAGATGTAAAGATATGGAAAGTTATTGAGACCATAAATCTCCATATTATCCACACCATCGTACTTCTTGAGGAAGTCACGAGCATCGGAGATAGAGTCGAACTCTAGTTTTTCTACTGGTTTTCCATCTAGAGTTCGGAACTCTGTCCTTGAATCCCTACGAGCAGGGATAAACATATATGGCTTGTAGTTGACTACTTCTGAAAAACAACGACCTTCACGGTATCCACGAACAAATACCTTATCACCTCGGCTGAAAACATTTGTATAGAAATAACTCATTCATCACTCCAATCACAACCAAGGTGTATTATATTACGTGTAGGTCAGAATGTCAACCGAGTAAAGACATTCCTAAGTTAAATAGTCTTGTACGATCTTCAAGACCATGAGTTCCACCATTGATTTTTTTGGTGACTGTAAGAATATCTTGATTATCAGCCCATTGATTAAGATTATTAGTTGTCCAGAACCAAGCAGCACATGCAACACTATCTTCTGGGTTTAATAGAATATCAGGATCTTCTAATAAAATATTTTCATCACCATAAAGATATTCTGAACAACTTCTATAGTTGGATTTCCCTGTGCATTGGATGATTGATCTACCTCGGTAGCGCCAACCATCGCCAGAGCTTTCTGGTCCGTTACCCATTCTATTTGCATAGACTCTATTGGCAATCTTTTCTGGGTTACGAGCGTAGTCATTAGGATTTACATCTCTAAAATATTTTGGAAATACTACAGCTAGTCTATCGGCTCTATAGTTTAGATTTTCCTCTACTACACTAAGACCGGCAGATTCATGCCCAATCTGTGCCAAAAACATAGCAACTCTTTCTGGTGTATTGATCTCATATTTTTCACAAATATTAATAAGTGGATCTACATAGCGCTCTAGAACATCAACTTTGGTTCTAGGAAATAGTTGCTGAAGTAACTCTAATGTAATCATGGAAATCTCCTGGTGAAAAAATAAAGGGGCAACAAGTGCCCCAATATTTAGGATAGGTGTGGAGTTTGCTTTGATTCAATCTCACGTCTAAGAATCTTTGCCTCTCTACGAGTATTTTCATCTTGTTCGTTGATTGATTTTACAAAAATATTAACGTATTCAAATAGTTTAAAAATCATTTTAGTATCCCTTATCGGCTTTTCTATATGCTCGGATAGCATAATATTCAATATCGGATCTGGATAAACCAACATCCATCAGTTGATAGTCCGATAGTCTTTCCAGGTCATTTTTTACAGTAAAGTATGCATTAATAGCAAGGAGTCGCCTTTTCAGGCGACCCCAAAAGTTTTTAATCATGATTGTTCTTCTTTTTATTTCTTTTCTTTTACTTCAATCTTCTTCACATTTGGTTGTGGGATCATATGATCCAAGAAAATCTTTAGCATCCCGTTTACAAGTTCAGCATTCTGAATCTCTACATGGTCAGCAACCGTAAAGGCTCGTGTGAAGTTTCTACCTGCAATGCCCTGATACAGGTACTCGGTCTTCTCAGACTTTTCCTCCGTATTTACTGCAGTATTTCCCTTAATCAGTAGCTTATTATCCTCAAGTGTGATTTCGATATCTTGTTTTGAGAATCCAGCAACTGCCATTTCGATAACATATTTGTTATCATCTACCTTTTTAAGATTATATGGTGGGAAGTTGGACATAGCGGTATTGGCAATAAAAGCCGCACCTTCAGCCATCTTTTTAAAGATCTGGTCCGCACCTACAAAATAGCGGTCCATATTTGAAGTATCAAAGTTATAAGTTTTCCAATGAGTCATAGTACCTCCTGAATAGCAAGGTTAAAAATAAATCGGATCCCATTAGGCAATCCGAGTTTATTTATATACTATATATGTCACTTAGTCAATCAAAAACTGCAACTCAGTGGTACTTATTTTGCTCTTTTTCTTCTGTAGTGACATAAACACTATTTTCTTCTGGATCAAAAATATATACTGGTGTTAATCCAGCTTCCTTATATTGTTCACCTATGGTCAATAAATAGGCATAAGAAGATCCATATTTACAGTTTTCTGATGCCATTTTGACAAACTCTTCTTCTAAGATATACATTGTAATCCCCCTTCAAAAGATAGGAAAGAAAAGATGTTTGGATTATTTGGTGGTAGTAAAATATTAATCTATGTATTTATAGCTACTGCAGTTATCGGTTCTATCGGCACAACCTATTATGTATGGAAAAGATCTATACAAAGAGAAGCTTTGATGGAATATAATCAAAAGCAACTTGAACAGAACCTGAAAGATAAAGAGGAATATATCAGAGTTCAAGCTGAAATAGCAGAGAAACATGAAGCTGAAAAGAAAAAACTAGCCGAAGAGAATGAAAAGCTTAATGCTGAAATAAGCAAAATCAATGATTATCTAGACTCAGTTGAGGCAAAGAAAGCCGATAGACCATCCTCAGTTGTTCTAAGACGAACCATAGAGAATCTAAGAGGTGCAAGATGAAATATTTATTCATAGCTCCAATAGCTCTTTTAGCTGCTTGTGCAAGTCCACCTCCACCACAAGTAGTGACTAAGAAGGTCCATACGGTTGTAGTGCCTGATCAGTCTATGTACTATTGCCCAACAGTCGATAAGTTTCCAGAAGCCGATAAACTGACTGATATTCAAGTGGCTAGACTTATTACACAACTACATTCTAATAATATAACATGTAGAAATAGCATTAACTCAATCAAAAGATTCCTTGAAGATTCCAAAAAAGAATACG